TAGGCGTTAAAAATGGAAGTGGAATTATTAACCATTTAAGAAATTTTCATAATCTAAATATGGTTAATGATGCTAGAAAAGCTTTAGTTGATAAAATCTTTTTACCAATAGCTAATTTTGAAGAATTGGTTGTTGTTGAAAAAAAAGAAAACGACACTAAAGCAAAATCAAAGCTAGAAAAAAACTTAGATAAAGCTAATAAAAAAACAGTTGTAGAAATAGATTCAGCAATTAAAAAAAGTGAAGAATCTATAAGAAACAACGCTATTAGAACGACAGCAAATAGAATTATATTTCCTACTTTGTTGTTGATATCTAAGGGCAAAGACTTTTTTCAATTTGATAAAAATCAAGTAAAGGTTTTTTTAAAATCTTTATCTGATGAGCAAATAAAAAAAGTATTTGGCTTTGATAGAAATAAAGCTGATGTTAATTCTATGAATTGTAATTTAACAGTATTAGAAAAACTAGCTAAAGCAGTTTTAATAAATGTTGAGTTGCAAGATAGAACGGAAAGTCAGCAACAGTCAGAAGAATTAGAAGTAGCAACAGATGAAATTGTGGCTTCTGAATATTCTGAAAGTAAAGCTAAGAACATAGTTAAATCAATCTGTTCTATGTTAGATTATTTGGATAATAATAATTCATATAATGAAATTATGGATATTCAAAGACACTTAGAACAGCTTGAAAACTATGGCTTAGAAATAGCAGACCTAGTAGAGCCAGTAAGAAAACAAGGTAAAAATCTGGAAATATTAGGTAGCTGTCATGTTGTTGAATTTGATAAAATCAACGACTTGAAAGCAACAAATTTTGAAGAATTGCAAAATAAATTCTTAAAAGCATATTCAAAAATAGTTGCTTAATTAAAACCAAATAGCCCCTAGTTTAATCGCTGGGGGCTAAACTAAAGAAATAAAACAATGTTAGAAAAGCAAAATAAAATAGTAAAACTTTTAAAAAGTAGGGGAGAGTTAGGAATTACTAAAGAGCAAGCTTTAATTTATGCTGATAAAATTTCTAAATTAACCCCAGATAATTTTAATAAGTTAATACAAATAGCTTTTAATAATAATTGCTTTGGTACTACTTGTTATAAATTTTTAAAAGAATTAGATTAAACTCCCCTAGCCCCCTATGATTAAATTCGTAGGGGGTTTTTTTATGCGTGTAATAAAAATAAATACTCCCGCCTATATCTCAGCTTGACACGCAATTACTCCCCAGAATACACCCCCAGAATACCTTTGATTAACACTAGGGTTATTACTTACAAAAATCTGTATTACCCCTCTACTCCACAAGTGTTAAGTTAAATTACATTCAATATTACTCTAGCTATATTTGTATTCATTCCCTTGATTACCCTTGAATTGATTTTTAACTACCATTGGTTTTTACTTTGATATAACAAGGGGGTACGCAGGGGCACATGGGGGGTCTGGTATACTCATATATGCACTCACCAGAAAATCTCAGATACCCTTGTTAACCACCTGGTGGCTATATCTTAAGGACTAAATATTCCACCCTAATATATCTCTGGGCTATATCTTAAGGGAACCTTTAGTACCCCCTTATGAATGATACTAATGCTCCCCTGGGGTACCCTTAATGGTACATTATACACCTATTTTCAGGAATTGTCAATAGGTAACCTAAAATTATTTTTATATTACCTCTTGACATATTCCCAATCATTGCTATAATAGATAATCATGGGTCTATCAAACGAATCACAACAACATAACTTTAGTTTATACATAAAGGGATTATCACTGGTACACCCACACAATACAGGCTCGAGCCTTGTTAATTAATACCTAAGGAATTATTATGGCAAAGAAATACGGACAATCAGATATCATGTATGATGAAGCACCGATGACTGCAAAGGAGAGAAGAGCTTTACAAAAAGCTATGACTCCTGAAGTCAGACGTATGCGTAATAAATACGAAGCAAGTAAAAGGGGAGAGACTATTAAAAGTTTCTTTTCTAAACTAAAAGGTAAGACCTTACCTGAACAAAGAAAAGCTAAGCGTATGAAAGATGCAGATGTAGAAGCTGGTATGGAGAAAATTAAAGCTCCTAAAGTAGAAGCTTCGAATGATAAATATTTAAAAGATATGCCTAAAAATATTGTTTCATCATTTGGTCAAGAGTTTAAAAAAGCTAGAATGGAAGGATTAGATTCTTTCATGTTTGGTGGTGAGAAATTTTCAACAGCAACTGCAGAAGATGTAAAAGCATCTGGAAGCAAAAGCTTGAGAGAATATCTCAATAAACGACTTGGCAATGATGGAGAAGACGAATAAGAATATCTGGGAAATCTTAGAAGAGGTAAATGCTAGACATGGATTCTACTATTCTACCAGAAAGCAAAAAAGAACTTACCGAGATGCAAGAAAAGTTTCTAGACGCATTATTCGGGGAAGCAAAAGGCAATCCCAAGATTGCAGGTGAGATTGCTGGATACTCAGAACAAAGTTATCCTAAAGTCGTACGGAATTTAAAATCAGAAATAACAGCTAGAGCAGAAAACTATTTAGCTGTACATTCTGCTAAAGCAGCAACCAAGATGGTTGATATGTTAGATGAAGATGGAACTACTCCCCATGCTAACATTCGTATGGAAGCTGCCAAACAAATACTAGATAGAATTGGCATTGTGAAAAAAGATCAGTTAGATATTAACATGAAAGCAATGCATGGAATATTTATATTACCTGCCAAAGATGGAACCAATCAAGATTAAAAAAAGAGGAAAGACTATTCCTTTTGGTTTTAAAGCATCAGGTGAAGCAGGCTATATAGAACCAGTCAAAGAAGAATTAGAAGCTTTACAACAAGCTAAAGAATATTTAAAAACCTGTTCTTTAAGAGAGACAGCACAATGGCTTCATCGTAAAACAGGAAGATACATTTCGCATGTCGGATTACAACAACGAATTAATAGCACCTCCGAAACCCAAGAAGGTCATCAAGAAGAAAAGGCAGAAGGCTAAGCTATCTGCAAAACAAGCTCTCGAACGAAGTAGAAAGAAAGTAGCGAAAGCTGAGCAAACATTACGTTCAGCAAAACAGTCAGCAGAAAATTTAAAAAATAAACTAAAGACTGTTAACCAAGTACTAGTCGGAAAAGAAACACAACTACTAACTGAAGACATAATTGAAAGTGTTCCTAATAATGTTCAAGAGCATATCAAATCGCAAGAAGTAATCTTTAAACCTAACAAAGGTCCACAAACAGATTTTCTTGCAGCTTCAGAACGAGAAGTTTTTTATGGTGGTGCTAGAGGTGGAGGTAAATCCTACGCCATGTTAGTTGACCCGTTACGTTATTGTACGAAAGCTTCTCATAGGGCACTACTAATAAGAAGGACAATGCCAGAGTTGAGAGATTTAATTAATCATTCTCAGCGATTATACTCAAGGGCATTTCCAGGAGCAAAATGGAGAGAACAAGAAAAGGAATGGAGATTTCCATCAGGTGCAAGAATCGAATTTGGTTATGCAGAAAACATGCAGGACGTTTTACGTTACCAAGGTCAATCTTACACATGGATAGGAATAGACGAGTTACCACAATATCCTACTCCCGATATTTATAATTTTTTACGATCTTCGTTAAGATCTGTAGATCCAGAGATACCTGTGTTTATGAGAGCCACTGGCAATCCAGGTAACATAGGATCACAATGGGTAAGAGAAATGTTTGTAGATCCAAGTGAACCTAATAAGACATTTGAGATTTCTATTAACACACCTACAGGTGTAAGAAAAATTACCAGAAGATTTATACCAGCTAAGCTTCAAGATAATCCATCCTTAATGCAAACAGATGATTACTATGTCATGTTAGCATCTTTACCTGAAGTTCAACGTAGACAATTTTTAGATGGAGATTGGGATGCTTTTGATGATTCATCTTTTCCAGAATTTAAAAAGGATACACATGTTGTTGAACCTTTTGAGATTCCTAAAGGTTGGTATCGCTTTCGTGCTGCAGACTGGGGTTATAGTTCTCCTGCTTGTTGCCTTTGGTTTGCTATTGATTATGATAACAATC